ACTCGGAATATTACTGGACGTGGCCAACGCCTTATAAAGTCCAGTTTGCTGGACTTCAGTTTGAAGAAACCAAATATGATCACCAATCGAAAGAATATACCTGTATTCTCTGGGACGAGGTCACTCAGTTTACCGAAGGCCAGTTTTTCTTTCTCAATGGCCGATTGCGCACAGTCAGCGGTGCCCGAACCTACTCACGCGGGGCCTGCAATCCAGACCCCGACAGTTTTGTTAAAAAGCTGATCTTGCCCTGGCTTGATGAGGAAACTCGCTTTCCTGTTCTCAGCAGAGCGGGTGAGATTTATTACATGATCAGAGAGACGCAATCGGACGAATATGTCTGGTGGCACTTGAACCCCAAAGAGTTTCAGCGGCTTTACGACAAGAACCGCAAAGACAATGATCGCTATGAGCCTTTCAGCGTCTCTTTTATACCCGCCTCAATTGATGATAACCCCCACCTACCTGATTACAAAACAGAACTGCAAAACCTGCCGTTTATCGAGCGGCAAAGGATGCTTTACGGCGACTGGTTAATCAAGCCGAGCGCTGGCAACATGTTCAAGCGTGATTGGTTCCGCATATCTCACAGGCTCCCAAGAGAGCAGGATTGGGCAGAACTGGTCAGGTATTGGGATTTGGCAGCAACTGAAGAGATTCAGATTGATGGCAGGCCCAAAAACGACCCGGATTATACCGCGGGCGTTCTGATGCTCAAGACCAAACAGAATCAGTTTTTCATTCTCGATCTTGTCCACTTCCGAGGCTCCCCGCTTGAGGTTGAGCAGCGCATACAATCCACCGCAGAGGCAGACCGGGCCGAATATGGCCGCGTGTTCACCCGAATCGAAGCCGACCCAGGGCAAGCGGGCAAATCACAAGTGGCCTATTTCACCCGCCTTTTAGCAGGCCACAGGGCCAAAGGCGAAAGCACCGACCGCAAGAGCAAGCTCAAACGAGCCGAGCCCATGAGTTCTGGTGTGGAAACAGGTAATGTCATGGTCATGCAGGCCCCGTGGACTGACAAGCTGATCAATGAGCTTGTTGCTTTTCCATCCAAAGGCGTTCACGACGATATTGTAGACGCCTGCTCTGGAGCCTTTAAGGTTCTCACCGAATTTAAACCATCATCATTCGCCCGAGGCTAAATTGAACTTTATTCAAGGCATCAAAGCCAAATTCGACAGCTTTAAAAACCGGATCACTGGATACGGCACAGAGCGCGATCATGGCGTCCAGACAAAGTGGGAATTAAACGGGCAAAAGCTATCAAAAGCGGTGCTGGATGATTTTTACGCCACTCATGAACTTGCTTGGAAGATCGTCGACACAGGCCCCACCTACGGCCTGCGCAACTGGATTTCTTTCCCAAAGGTTGAAGATGAGGGCCAAAAGGCAAAGATTAATCAGATCATCAAAGATTCTGGCTTCCGGCCTGCTCTCAAGCGGGCTCTAAAGCTAAATGCCTGCTATGGCGCGTTGCTGTATGTCATTTTAGACGATGGCATGGAGCAAGATAAGCCGGTCGAATTTGACCGAATCAGGGCAATCAAATCTGTTGAGGTGATAGAGCGGGGCTACATCTCTCCCAAATACATCGGGCGCTCTCTGCGTCACGAAGTATACCGAATCGACCAAGACAACCTTGATCCCGTCTATGTCCACAAATCGCGCCTGATTCGCATCCCTGGCGCTGAAGCCTCATCAGACTGGCTGTTGATGAATGACGGATGGCCACCAAGCAAATTGGAGCGGGCCTTTGAGCCGCTTAAAGATCTCAGTTCTGCTTATGGCCTGCTTCCGAATATCGTCAAAGACATAATCAGAGACGTGGTTAAGCTGCAGGGCCTAAACGAGCTTTCTATCAACGATTGCGCCGAAGATCAAAAGGCTTTCAATGATCGCATGGACGCCATGTTTCTGGCTCAAAGCCTGATCAATAAGCTGGTTTTGGATAAAGAAGATGAGTATCAGCGCCAAACCACCAATATCACAGGCGTTTCTGACGTTATCCGGCTTTTAGAGCGCAGAGTGGTTGCCGTTTCTGGCCAGCCTCACAGCTATTTACTCGGAGAGTCCCCAGGCGGCGGCATTGGCCAAGGCAAAGGCGAAAGCCAAGACCGAGACCTCAACAAATACGTTGAGTGCTACCAAGAAGACGAAATCCGCCAACCAATTGAGAAACTGCTCAATTTCGTTGAGCCCCTAGTTAATGAGCCTGAGCTTGAGTTTATCTTTAATCCGGTCAGCAGCCAGACCTCAGAACAACAGGCTTACATCCTTGAAAAGGTTGCCAACGCAGCCGAAAAGCTCACAGGCAAAAAGGCTGTGCTGACTCAATCAGAAGCCGCCACCTTCTTTGAAGGCAATCAAATCCGGCTCATTCCAACGCTGGATCTTGAATCCCGCGAAAAGTACAAATCTTTGAATGAAGAGCAGATTGAATACTTGCTCAAACCAACAGAACAACAGGAGATGCCCACCAATGACAGCGAAGAAAGCGACCCCGAAAGCGGAAGCACAGCCCCAGGAACAAGCTCAGGAGACGATGAGCCCGCCTGATCTCGGCTATGCGGCCAAAGAACTGGCAGACATGGGCTTTAAATACAAGTATGCCCGCTCAAAAGGTCAGCCAGCAGATCTTGAGCCAATCATCAAAGCTCATGAAGTTTATTTGAATGCAGTCAGCAAAGGCGCGCACGCTCCTGATTCTGATGTCGCATTCGTCAAGCGTCACCTTAAACACCTTAAGTCCCTCTAACTCTCACTAAAAACAGGCTTTTATGAATACCGAAACGCGTACCGCGCTTTGTCGGATGGATTCGGCATGGCGAAAAGATGCTGATACCGGCTATTTAGACGCGGAAGTATACCCCACAAAAGCGGGCGTGTTTCTGTATCTAAACAAAGACGGAACCACCCGCCGAGAGTTGCGGCCAAAAGAGCTGATCCATGACGCTGAAATCAGGGCAAGCCTTGAAAACCAGCCGCATACCAACTCTCACCCACCCGGCCTGCTCAACAGTAGAAACACAAAGCAGTACCAGACCGGCGTGGTTTACGGCAAACACGACATTGCCCCCGATGGCATCCACACCAGGGCCAGAGTCCGGGTATATGACGAGGCCGCAATCAGAGACATCGAGAGCGGAAAAGAACAGGTCTCATGCGGTTATACCTGCCGCATTGATAACACACCCGGCGTACACCCCGAATTTGGGCCATACGACGCCATTCAAACTAAGCCATTCAAATATAACCACCTTGCATCAGAATGGCGCGGGCGGGCCGGTGCAGGCGCTGCAATCAAGCGCGATTCAGACGAGCCAGAGTACCGCTTTGACGCGGTTGAAATTGACCCCGCAGATATTCAAACACAAAAACAAGATCACAAACAGGAGAAGCCCAAAATGGCACAGATCCGCATTGATGGCCGTGACATCGAAGTCAGTGAAGCCGCTGAAATTGCCCTGACAAGCAAATTCAAAGCAGACGCCGAAGCGATTGATACAGCCCAAAAACAGGCAGAAACCGAAAAAGCCCGCGCTGACAAAGCTCAGGCCCAATTGGATGAAGCCGCAGAAAAAATTAAAGGCCTGGAAGCGATTGACCATGATGCCCGCATCGACGCGGCTATTGATTTCCGTGACCAGCTCAAGCCTATTTTGGGCAAAGATTATGTCTTCAAAGGCAAATCTGAACTCCAAGTTAAAAAAGACGTGATCGCCAAGCTGCGCCCAGAAGCAAAGCTCGACGGCCAATCCGAGGCATACATTCAGGCCCGCCTTGATTCTGCTCTCGAAGACTACCGCGCCAGCAAACAAGACGGAACCGACGTCCTTGACGCTCTCGACAAAGCCCCCAACCAAAGCGCTGGCTGGGCTTCTAATTACGATCTGATTGACTAAGAAAGGTAAAAATTAAAATGGCTCAAACAAGCTATAGCTCAAGCCTGAACGCCCTCACGGAAGGTCAGATCGTTTCTGATCGGTTCAATTCCAAAATTGTCTCTAAACAGGTAGACGACTCCAACGGTATCAGATTTGGCCGGTTCGTTGGCGCAACTGATGCCGCCGAAGAACTGGTAAGCAATCTCTATTCCAATCAGGCCACCATTGTCCTGGCTGGCGATTTGATTACATCAAACAGCGTTGCTTGCTCAATCGTTGTTAATGGCGTAACCACTGCTTTGACTGCAACAGTCTTTAGCAGCGACCATGCAACAACCATGGGCTTGATCAAAGACAAATTGGAAGCCGTTTCCGGTGTGTTGTCAGCAACTGTGGGAGGCGCAAGCGATCGCACGATCACAATCCTGGCAGACCCTGAAACCGACATTTATGTCTCTGTTTTCACTGTCACATTGGGCGGCTCTCAAACCACCGCAACCATGGCCAACACCTGCACCCTGACCATTCTCGGCCCCAGCGTTCAGGAAGAGTTGGCCCCCGATCAAGATGGGATCACCAAGTTTGAAGACACTGAAGCGGTCGGAGCAATGCGCAAGGGCAATATTGCAATCCAGGCTGATGGCACTATCGCAGTGAGCGGCACCGTTTACGTCCGTTTCTACGAAGAGTCTGCCTCCAACAAAAAGCGCGGGATGCTCAGCACCGCTGCTGGTTCTGCCCCGGTTAAAGCGATTGCTCTCACCGCTGGCACTTACAAAGTCGAACAAGCAATGAGCTCGGGCGCTTTGGGCGTTCTGGCTCTCAATAACGTTTAGGAAGGTTTCTGATCAATGTCATCCACCAATATTCCTGTAGTTGTCAATGATCGCGGGATCTTCCGCGCTGACTACCTCGAAGATCTGAAAAAAGAGCGCGAAATCTATTTGGAGAACACCAAAGAGCAACGCCGCGCCGACGCTTTCAGCAATGAGCAAATGACCCGCCGTATTGAGCGCGAATTGTCCATTGATACCAAATTAGACAGCACTCAGACAAACTTTGTCTCTCGCTCTCTGATCCACACCCTGGCTCAACTCAAAGTGATCGCCCACCGCGAAAAAGCCGACATTTTAGAGCAGGCTTTTATTGTCAATCGCGCAGGCGGCCCCGGTGCCCGCTCGATCAATTATCAAGAGATCGATTTGTCCGGCGAGTTCCGCTTGCTGACTGGCTCCGGCACCGACATTCAAGAAGTCGGCTCAACTCTGAGCGAGACCCCTCACAAAGTCTTTGTTTATGCCGCTGGCATGGGCTGGACTCAGGAAGATCTCGAAGCTGCGGCCTATTCTGCCCGCAATGGCTCCAGTGTGATCGATTTGGGTTCCGCCAAACGCATGGCCACAATGAGAGCAGCAACCAAGCTGAAAAACCAAGTGGCCTGGGGAGACGACACAACCGCCCACGCCGCGCCCGGCCTGTTTGGCAAAGCTCTGAACCCCGTCACTATTGGCGGTACATGGGCCTCTGCTACCAATGACGCCAAGCTCGCGGATTTGCTGGAACTGGTCAACGAGCCCGAGAAAGACACCGAAGATTTTTCGGCTGAAATCCTGGCAATGGACACCACCAGCCATACCTTTATGGCTGGCCCTTTGACCAATGCCGGTATTTCAATCGCTCAGTATTTGGTCAATAACACCAGCGTTCGTGCGATTCTCAAATCCAGCTATCTGAACAGCGTGACCAGCTCTGTAAACTCTCTCAGCTCTGCCCGTGTTGCTGTGGCTCTGCCACGCACCGCCGAGGTCTGCGAGTTTATGCTCCCCCGTGATGTTCAGTTTTTCCCGGTTCAGGTCAAAGGCGTGCATTATTTCGTACCTGTTTTGATGAACCTGGCAGGCCTGTTTGTTTACAAATATGGCACCGGTGGACCTATCGCTTTCACCACCATGTCATAACCATGACCACAGCAACCGCAACCATCCGCGCCATGCTTCTGGCCCGGTATCCACAGTTTTCAACTTATGACGCAGATCGGATTGACGCCTTCATTGAAGATGCTCGGCTGTCTGTGCCTGTTTGCAAGCTGGGAAGCCGGGCCGATCTGGCTTTGATGTATAAGGCCGGAAGCCTGTTTGTTTCCAGTCTGACCACATCTGCGGATGGCAGCGGGGGCGAAGTTAAGCGCAAAAAAGATGCGGATATCGAGATCGAATACTTCTCAAGCGGCTCAAGCGAAAGCATAAGCAGCGGGGCAAATGATTTAGAAGCTCAGTATCAGGCGCTTTTGCGCGGTGTAGCAAGAAACAGCCCAAGAGTACTTGGGTACCGTGGCTAACCAGGCCTTTCAGGTCAAAGACCTTGGGCTAGAGAAGCTGACGACCAGCATCAGAGGCTTAAAAGGGCGAATCATCGCGGTTGGGATCCTTCAAGATCTCGCGGTCGGTGGTGAGCTTGATTTCAGCTTGGTTGAATTGGCCTTAACTCTGGAGTTTGGTACCGATGACGGGCGAATACCAGAGAGGCCGGTACACCGCGATACTTTCACCAAACATCAGGCCGACATCAAGAAACGCCTGTTTCTGGCTGCTCAGAAAGTCCAGGGCGGCATGAGCATTGACCGGGCTCTTGATGAAGTGGGCGAATGGTACACCGGGCTTTTGCAAAAGGCAATTCTTGACTACAACGAAGTGCCAAACGCTGAAAGCACGGTGAAAAAGAAGGGTTTCAACGATCCTTTGGTTGATACAGAGCCCGGATCGGGTTCGGCCTATGTCGATCAAATCACTCACGAAGTCAGAAAGGGCAAGCGCAGTGCAGGTTAATTTTGCAGAAACCGTCACAATCACGCGCTATAACCCTGGCGATTATGTTGATGGCACTTGGACGCCGGGGGCCTATGTTGACGGTGTATTTGTGCCTGCCGAAGACGAATCAGAGCAGGTTGAAATCAGCGCCCACATTCAACCGATGAACATGAAGCGGCAAGGTGACTTGCAGTTGATGCAGTTCTTTGGCGTTCAGCACCCCGAAGGGCTTGTAAGAATCCTATCAAACAATGAGATCAAAACAGTCAGCAAAGACGGCAAGACGCGGGCCGATGTCATTCCGTGGGATGGCAAAAGCTATGATTTGCAGACAGTATCAAAACACCCCGCTTTCCCGCCGACCCATTGGGCCGGTGTGGCTTTGCTGGTCGATGAAAAGACGGCCTACCCATGATCCCATTGCAGCGCGTCTTTGATGCGTTCTCGGAGTGGATACAGGCCGCAACCGACGTTACACCGAACAAGATTGTTAAGAAGCTGCCGCCAAACAACAGCCCCGAACCCACGGGGCTTTTTTTTATGGTCAGTTTTGGCAATGCCAAGCGGGTCGGACAGGTTGACCATGTCGGCTATCCAAATGAGGGCGAATATGCGGTAAACGCTCAGCGGCAGATCCCCGTGTCTATCCACGCCTTTGGCCCCAACGCATATGAGCAGCTTTCAGCGGTGGACATGAGCCGAGACATACCGCAGATCCAGGCCATTTTAAGCGCGGCAGAGATCGGCGTTATTCGCAGCTCAGAGGTGCGTGACCTTTCCGCTCTCAAAAGCGCCCGCGTCGAAGGCCGGGCACAAATGGACGTTTTTATCTATGCCGGTGTGATGCTCTCCCAAGAGATCGACCCCGCGCAGCAGCTTGATTACACACTCGAAATCGAAGACGCCGACGAAATCGCAGGCGAAATTACTTAAGGAGCTTTTTAAATGGCTATTTCAGAAATCATTGATGCCAGTTTGGCCGAAACAGTCGGCAATACCACGCTGGGCAATTTCAATGTCCCTGCGCTTTTGCAGGCGGCAGCAGACACGGCGGGCTCTGCTTTTAGCGGGGTTCAGGCTGTCCGGTATGACCTGAGCGCAGACGGATCCGCAGCGGTCGAAGAAGATTTGGGAGACGGCAACACCCTGGCCGCTTTTGATCAGATGGTCGCTCAGAATGAGAAGGCAGACACAGCCTGGATTTTGAAGCGTGCCGCAGCGGTCGCAACAGTCAAAACAATCACATTTAGCGGGGCTCACAGCACTGGCCACGGCGGCAGCTTTGTTATTAACGGCCAAACCGGGACCTGGATCTATGCCAGTTCAAACGCTGACACGCTTACAGCCCTCGCAACGCAGATCCAAAATTTAGACGGTGTGGCCACCTGCGTTTCTGATGGCACTTCTGTTCTCACTGTTACCGCTGATTCAGAGTGGGAATTGGATATTTCTATCACCACCTCCGGCACCACTCCGCCGACCGCAGCGGTCGCAACCACAACCGCAGGCCACCACGCGGGCGACGATATCGCCGACGCCATTGCTGAAGATGACACAAATCTCTGGTACGGCCTCTGCACCGTAGACACAAACGTCGGACTGATTCTCTCTGCCGCAGCCGCATTGGAAGGCACAGGCAAATATCTCTGGTATCAGACCAACGAAGCCGGGGCCAAAACTGGTGCAGACACCACCAACGTAGCCTCTTATATGGCCGCTAAAAACTACCGCTGCACCCTGGGCTTTTGGCACTCAGACACCACTGAATTTATCAACGCGGCGGCTATGTCTCAGTATTTCGCCACAGCCCCCGGCAGCATTGCCCTGGCTCATATGACCCTGCAAGGCGTTTCTGTTGACTCTCTGACAGCCACCGAAGTGACGACCCTCGAAGGGCGTTACATGAACACATACCGGGCATTTAGCCCCACTGATTCTGCTTTTAACATGGTGCGTAAGGGCGTTCGGGCAGACGGTAAGCGGGCAGAGGCTACGCGCGATCTGGATTATTTCCTGAACGAGATCCGCGTCGAAGGCCTGCTGTTTATCAAGTCCGAGAAAAAGCCGCCTTACGACCAAAACGGGCTTAATAGCTGGGTGGCTGTACTGACTGCCCTGGCCCAGCGCATGGTCAGAGAAGGCATTTTGCGCGGTGATGCCGAGGCAGATCAGCCGGTGCAAATCATCGCCCCCAAGTTCTCCGAAATCTCAAGCGGCAACAAAGCGCTTTATAAATTCGCAGGCTGCCGCATCCTTGGGCAGCTTAAAAATGGCGTGCTGACTGTTGATGCCAGCGCCGAAATCCAAATCGTATAAGGGGTAAAGGAAAATGGCATTTTCACTCGTTGATAGCACGACCCACATCATCAGCTCTTACAATGTGGCGATGAAAACCGCTTCGGGCATTAAGCAGATCGTTGCTGCTGCCGAAGACGGTCAGAGCTTTTTCAAATATGGCCGAGATGTTGAACGGGTCAAGAAAAAGGTTGATCTGAGCGGTGGCGTTCACTATTCCGTAAACGCCAATCAGAGCGGGTTTATTGAATTTAACGTTCTGCACACCAGCCCAATCTGTAAGATCCTCTCCGAAAGCTCAGTCCTGGCCGATATGGTTGGCGAAACGATTGTTTCTTCAGATGTCGCTTTCATCATCCAAACAAATGAGCTGCTTCCATTCCTTTGGGCCAATAAGTGCCGTTTGGAAAAGCAGCCCGACGGTGAGCGCGGGGCAGAGATCGGCGTTTTGACATATCGCTTTCTGGTTGGCCAATTAATCGTTGCGGAGATCGGCTTGCAGCATGACAGTTTCTTCTAAAGTTATCGACCCCAGCACAGGGGACATGGTTGTTGATTTTGAAGACGGTTTAAAGCTGTCGATCTCTCACCACACCGGCACCAAAGCGGCGCGTGTCTCTCGGATTATCAAGCGCTTAAACGCTGCAAAGCTCAAAGCCATAGGCCAAGCGCGGGTTGATTTGACCAACCGCATGACCAAAGCTGAGAACGAACGCATGCAGGAATTGGCGGCTAAATTGGCCTCTGAAGAGCTGTTGTCATCAGAACAAGAAGCGCTTGAAAAAGAGATGAATGAGATCGCCTCTAAGTACGAAGATCAGGGCGCAAATATCAAGGCTATGGCTGAGATTCAAGAGGCAATCAATCCTGATGTAGAAGCAGATTTAGACAAAGAGCTGTTTGCTTTCACCAAAAGCAACAAGGGCCACTTGTCGAACCCTTCTATATTTGACGCTGTTTTTAGTGGCAAAAACTGGGTGAAAATTGACGTTATTCGAGACTTAATTATCGAGCATAACGATTTTTTAGGTCATGGGGCGCAAACACCCCAAAAACAAGCGGATTAGACAAACCAGGCAAGCAGCTAAATATCACCTCAACAGTCCATAAATATTGGGAATTGTGGTTTATTTGGCTATCAACAAATGGGGCTTGTGATCCGGAAACGTGGTCATGGCCTCGTATTTGTGACGCGATGGATCTTTTAATGGAACACCAAAGAGTGAGCGGGCAGCAATGATTTTAAATGAAGCAGTAACCCTTTTAGGTTATAAAGTCGATGAGCGCGGGCTGCAAAAATACCAGCGCCAGATCGAGAATCAGCGCAAAGAAGCTCTAAAGCTATTGGCTACCCATCAAAAGGCCGAAGCGGCAAAGGTAAAGGCTGCTGAAAACACAGCAAGAGCAAATGAGCGTCTTGATCAGCGGCTGCAAAGAAATGCCGAGCGGCAATTAGCCCAAGAAATCCGCAATGCAAGCAGAGTCACCGCAGCCAAAGAGCGAGAAGCCGCAAAACAGTTGCGGGCGCAGGAATTGGCCTATAATCGCCAAGTGGCAGCCAATGCCCGCGCTCTCGCTGCAATGGACAGGGCAAACGAGCGCCACTTAAACACACAGATACGCCAAGCCCAAAGGGCATCTGCTGCCCAAGCAAGGGCCGCTGTTGCTGCTGCCAAGGCCACCGAAAGAGAGCGCGCCAAATCAAGTGCTTTTCTGCGTGGTGGCGTGGGTGGCATGGGATTGGGCATGATGGGCCTCGGAGCGGGCGCATTGAGCGTCGGTGGTGCTGTGGCTGGCGCCAAATCTGTCTATGATACCGGCGTCGAGCGTGAGGCAATGCAGATCGGACTCCAAAACCTCCCAGGCATGGACAAGATCTCTGCAATGGGCAAATTTCGGGAATTGAGAAATATCAACGCATCCAAAGCGTTTGGTATTGAAGAGGCTGTAAAAGGCTTTATCCGATTAAAAGACATGGGCCTGGATGCCTCTGCCACAGCATTAAACGCTTATGCTGGCATTGCTGCATCAAAACCCGGTAAGTCCATGATGGATTTTGTCGAAGCTGTTGCTGATGGTGTGATGGGCGAATCAGAGCGGCTTAAAGAGTTCGGTATCAACATGAGAGTGGACGGCGACAAGGCCGCCATCACTTTTAGAAACCAAACAGTAAAAGTCAATCGTGACGCCAAGTCCATCGAAAAAGCCTTAATGGATATTGGGATCAAGAATTACAGCAAAGCACTGAGCGATGCCGCAAACAGCACGGCTGCCAAAACCAGAAACATGGAAAACTCTTTCAAAGAGCTTAAATACCAAGTTTGGGAAGGCGGCTTAAAATCTGCGTTTCACAATTTGATTGACGGCACAACCGACCTGCTTAAGAAATGGACTCCGCTTGCCCGCGAGTTTGCAATCTTTTCACGTCTCAACCTCAAAAGAACCCTGTCAGCTACTGCCGAAGGCTTAAAGCTGGTCGCGGGTGCAATCGGGGTTTTAATGCTCAAAACCGTGGGCGATGCGTATATCACCATGATCGCCAATATCGGCAAGATGTCCACAGCGCTCAAGACTTTGGGCTGGTCTGCGTTCTATGCTCAGAGCGGGCTGTCTGCCATTGTCAAAGGCGGGGCTATTGTCACTCTCGCGCTGATCCTCGCCGATTTCGTGTATTACTTAAACACAGGCGATTCAAAGTTGGTGCAGTTCACAGAGCGCTGGCCTGCTTTGTCCAGAGCGATCAAGGATGGCTATTATTGGAACAAAGTCTTTATTGAGGCTGTGACCATTGGCTTTTCTAAGATCTGGATCAAGATCAACGATGTGTACCAAAAGACCAAACTTTGGTTTGACCACATCAAGAACGAGATCGCCAATCCGCTTGTTTTGAAGTTCTTGGCCGCTATGGCCGGGGGCAATCCGATTGTAGGCGGCGTGGTCAATCTGTTGGGCGGCGGCGCTCCGTCAACCGGGCCGAACGCAGGCAGTTCATCTGCTCCAATGGGCAACCTTGCCAACTCTGCTATTTTAGGGCCTGGGTTGGTTAAAAATCAGAGTTTAGCCAAGCAATTTACAGATATTGGGCCAACAATCATAAAAACAAGAGCCCTTTGTTTGCAGGCTGTTTGGGATATCCAAAACGCAGCAATGAAGGGAACCTCTAAATTGGCGGTAACCAACGCCTATTTGGGAGCGGATAAGCTTGCTCAAGACAAGCGCTTTAAAGAGGTTCAGTTTAGCCCTGAAATGTATCAAAAAATGATGGCTGGTGATCCTCAGTTAAAAGCACTCATGCATGGCGCAACGGTTATTTATAACCGTCAATCAGGCTTTAGCACGGAGTCAGGACATGCCGAAGTGTGGGACACATATAAGAACAAATCTTATTATGGAAAAGGGGCGACAGGGCTAAAAAGATCGACGCAAATGATCAATAATGCACGGTTCTTTGTTCCTGTTCAACAGCAACAAATGCCCGCCCCCAACCAGGGCGGGTCTTTCCAGACCTCTTCCGCATCTGTGATGCTGAATCAGAATTTCTACGGTCAAACCGACCCAAGAAAAGCGGGATCAGCGGCACAAACAGGGGTTCAAAGTGGGTTAAACAGGGTTCAAATCGGCTTGCCGACTTACACCAACGGGATTGCTTAAAAATCAATCCGTTTTGAAGCAGCGAAAAAGTTTGTTTTTGCTCAAAACGGATAAGGTGCAAACCTCGCTGGTTCCTGTATCCATAATCATCACGGTTCCTTTGCTTCCGCGAAATATAACCCGATTAAGCCCACCCTCATAAGCAAAAGCAAGAAAGTCAATTTTAAACAATTCGTTCAATTCTTGTTCTTTTGTAAATATTGATGTCAGATTGTCTAAATATTTGATTTGTTCCTCTGTAAGCACTTCTATTGCTGCTTTGTAGAAAATCTTTTCTCCAGATTTAGCCTCATCCATCATTCCGACCATTTGGTTATTTGGGGTTTGAGCAAAAGCAGGCATTTGAATCAAGCATGTTAATATCAGTAGCTTTTTCAGCATTTTACACCTCTGGCACTTTTCAAAAATCATATCACACAAAGGAAAATTGAACTGTGGCAATCGTCAAAGACGAAGGCAAAGTATATTTTCTCTTTGCAGACAATACAGAGTTTTGGATTCATTGCACCTCTGAAGTGGCCCCCAATTACACGGCAAACGCCACAGATTTAGAGGTCGAAGAGGGCGCGGAAACCACAGACCACATCAGGCCTGTGCCGATCTCTTTGCAGCTCACTGGCTTTATGTCCGAGCTTGAAGGGCAAGAACAGCTTGACGCCTACGACAGCGAGTTTCAAGGCGATCACACCGCTTTCAATGACCGCATGATCCAGGCTTGGGAAAAGTCCGAGCTTGTGTCTGTCGATGCCCGTAAAATCCGAGGGCTGTATGCAGACATGGCGATCCTCAATTATTCGCCTGTCTGGTCAATGTCCGATGATGACGGCCTGAGCCTCAATTTCAGCCTGCAATTAAAACACATCCGATTCACTCAGCTCAAACGCACCTCCGTTGAGGCTGCAAAGAAGCAGGTAGACAAGAACAAGATCACCGATCAGGCCGTAAAGCAGAAAATGTCACCAACAACAAACAGCGGCAATGTATCAACGCTAAACCCAAGCGAAAGCCTGACCAATAAAGCGCTGAGAGTCAAACAGCCCGCAGGCGCACCGGCAGGCGATTGGACAAGAGGCCCCGCATGACCATGTACGAAATCCCGCTCCCACAGACCAATGGTGAGCCGTTTGAATTTGGCGTGTCACTCTTTGGGGTTCAGTACACGTTCAATTTTCTGCCCAATGTTCGCGGCGATTATTGGCACTACCAGATCACCAGCCCTGAAAACGAAGTGATCTGGACATCAAAAGCGGTTTATGACTATTCCTTGCTCTCTCGTTGCCCTCACCCGGACAAGCCCAGGGGCTTTCTGTGGCTGATCGACACGGCAAGCGATAAAAGCACCCGGCCCACGCTCAAAGACCTCGGAAAGCGGATAAGAATGGTTTATGACGACGACCTCTGAAGAGCCTCAATTCGGGCGCTCTGTCAAGATTGTGGCCAATGACGGCAAAGAAGAGATCGAGATTGTCACGGTGCCCGGCGTGCCCGGTATTCAGTGCCGTTTTGAAGTGCAAAAGAGCGCAGACAGCACGCCCAACGAACTGGATTTAGAGCTGTTCAACCTGGCTGACAAGAGCCGCGCCTTTTTCAACAAGAAAAACACCAATGTAACGCTATACGCGGGCTATGGTGGCAAGTATAAGCAGATTTTCAAAGGCAATATCGAGTTGCCCGGCAACGAGCATCAGAATACCGAATGGGTCACAAAAGTGTTCTGCAAAGACGGGGGATCCTCGCTGCGCACTCTGACGATCAGCAAGACCTTTAAAAAGGGCACTTCTGAGACTGAGATCATCAATTTCATTCTGAAAAAGCTCACTTTGCCCCCCGAAATACAGGCCGAATTTCAGGCGCTTAACCAGCTCTCGAAAGGCAAAATCCAGACAATTGGCTTTAAACCGGCATCAAAAACAATCGTCAAAAAGACCCGCGAAACCCAGGCCCAAAAAGCAGCAAAACCAGTTGCCCAGCAGCAAAAAGAGTACATTCAGCGCAAAGAAGTTGCACAACAGACAGCAAAAGAGCGCAGCAACGAAAAAGCGACCGTATTGCACGGGTTAGCCAAGGACAAACTTGAAAAGCTGTGCAATAAAAACGGACTGAATTTCTCGGTTATTGACCAAACAATCAACATCTGGCCCATAGGTCTGGCCCTGGATCAGAACGTGATTGTTTTAGAGCCCACCACGGGCCTGATTGGGAGCCCTGAGCGGATTGAGAAGGGTTACAAGGTCAAGTGCCAATTAAACCCAGACATTAACCCCGGCAAATTGCTTGCTGTGGATTCCGCTTACCTTTCAGCGGTTGTGCTGACTGATCATCTTATCCACCGGGGCGAAACCACCGGGACAGGCGAATTTATCACTGAATCATATTGCTCGGAGTATACAGAGTGACCAATCAAATTGCGATGATCGAACACTCAGCGCGGCGAATCACTCAAGACGAATTGCGCAAACAGCACAACGTCATGCCCGGTGTGATTGAGCAGTATGATCCCGAAACCAAGACCGCGAAAATCAGCATCCCAATCGCAGACATGAGCGAGGGTGACGGGGGCAAATTGGTTCAGCACGATTGGCCCCCGCTCGAAGAGGTTCCAGTCTGTTTTCCTGGTGGTGGCGGCTTCGCTGATTTCTTCCCGCTCAAAGCGGGCAATCCCTGTCTGGTTGTGTTCTGCGATCGAGACATCGCCGAATGGTATCTGAGCGATGGCAAAGAGCCAATCATTCCCGCAGATACCGAAATTAACAACGAATCGAGCGCTATTTGCTTCCCCCGCCTGTTTCCCGAAGGGGCAAACGACGGTGAAGCGCACGCCAAAAACTGGATCTCTTGGTTTGGCAGCGGTAAAAAGCGCGTAGTTGAGCCCAACGGGAAAAAGGTCTCTTATGTTGTAGACCGCATGAATGTTGGTTCTGAGGATGCCGCCAAGGCCCTGGCCATTGCAGAGGCTACGCTTTCGGCCTTGAACACCCTTAAAGACAAAGTAAACGAGCTGATCACTGTATCAAGCGCAAGCGGCGGCATGATCCCGCCCGGAACCGTTTTGCCCATTATTGCAAATTGGATTATTGACACCAAAAAGGTATTCGTCAGTGAGTGATTTTAAAATTGGCGCTGATGGCCGCTTTGAGCGCACAGCGGGCGGTGATTTCGTGCGCATTGATGGGCGCGAGGCCACAAAACAGCGGGTCTTGTTTCGCCTAAAGACCATGCGCGGCGAATGGTTCCTTGACCCCACTTTAGGCCCTGATTACAAGGGCAAATTCCTGATCCGCAATTTCAGCCGGTCAGCAGCAGAGCGCGATGTCAGAAACGACCTGGCCAAAATCGAAACAATCAAAACGATCAATGAAGTGATTTGCACTCAAAGCGCAAATCAGCAAGCGGTCAGCATTCGCGTGGTTTACAAAGACATTTTCGGAGAAGACGGGGTAACAGTTGAATTATGACCACCTACGGCCTATTGCCCACAGGATATCTGCCAATCCCGCAAAACGTTGAATTGTCCGAACTGGCCCAGGCAATCCAAGACGAAACCGGTATGGAAGTTCCGATCACCGGCGACACCCTGATCGGGGCTGCGCTCGGAGCAATCTCTGAGCGCATCGCCGCTGTTGATGAAAAAATCGGTGATGTTTATCTTTCGGGCTTCCGCGAAACCTCAGAGAATGACTCCTTGGATAATGCAATCGCCCTGATCGGCAAAAGCCGCGTATTGCAGAGCCACAGCACTGTAACTCTCACGCTCTCAAACACAACCTCTGCAAGCCCGGTAACGGTCGAAGCTGGCAGCCAAGCCCGCCAAGGGGCCACGGGTGTTATTTGGGAAACGACAGCCGAAGCTGAGATTCCGGCCCTGACTACCCTGCTCAGTTCGCTGGATATTGACGATCAGCTCTGGCAGTCAGGAACGACAGTCCGCGTCAATTTCAACAGCACGCCCAATTTAACCCCTGTTGCGGTCGGTGACGAAATCACGATCACCGGGTCAACGAATGGGGTCAACGATGGTACCTTCCCCATCACCGCCAAAAACACCGGCTCTTATTGGGTCGAATTTTTGAATCCTGATCGCACAGATAACACTGACGACGAGACAAGCAGCCCAGGCACAGCCAGTATTGACGATGCCGAAACCACGATCACGGTCACGGCTCAAAGCCTGCTGGCTGGTGCTTATGAGGCCACGGCTGGCAGTATCAATGAAATCGTGACCAGCATATCCGGTTGGGACGCAGTCACAAATACGCTTTCAGCCAGCGTCGGAGATGCTCAGGAATTGGATGAAGAGGCCCGCCAAAGAGCCGCTTTAGAGCTTGTGATCGCATCAGGCACCACTGTTGACGCTGTTTTAGCTGCGCTGGTCGATGTGACCGGCGTGACCTATGCAAGCGGTGATTCTATTGACGATTACACGGATCCCGATTGGGGCTATTCGTTTGTCGTGGTCGGCGGCACTGATCAGGCAATTTGGGACTGCATAGGCTCCAAGATTTGCGGCTCGATCCCCTCTCTCGGCACAGAGGTAGGCACTTGGACAGACACAAGCGGTAATTCTCATGTGGTCAGATTCAGCCGGGCGACTGAGATCAACCCGTATTTGGTTGTAAATCTTACGACCAATGGCGATTACCCAGCAGACGGTGACACGCTTGTCCAAGAGGCCTTGGAGGCTGTCGAATATGAGCTTGGTGAAGACATTATCAACCACGCCCTGGTGGCCGCCATTTCGACCGCTGGCATTGATGGCATTTTGACAATCCAGGTTTACCAGGGCACAGCGCCCGCGCCGGTCAGCTCAGCAAATACCACAATCGCAGCCGGAGAGGTCGCCAATATCACGGCAGATCGGATCACGGTCAACAGCTAATGAGTGCAGTCGCATACGAATCCGATCACGTCGGCAAGGCTACGCGCAGGCTTCCCGCTCATCTCTACGAACTGCCAGAGGTAAAAGGCTTTGTTGCTGCTATTGCCTCACGCATACAGCGACTTGAGGACAATGCCCAGGCCGTTTTGGTTGGTCGCTATTTGGCCAATGCCACACACCAAACGCTGACATATATCGGCAATATGGTGGGTATGCCCAGGCCCGCAGGCCCCGAAGATGACGGCCTTTACAGGGCCTTAATTTGCACCCAGATCGCCATCAACACCTCAAACGGCTCATGGCCTGACATCCTGCGCATTTTGGGCCTGCTCAATGCTTCAGGCATCCGGGCGATTGACCTTTATCCCGCGACGATCCAGATCGAATACACCGGGTCGACCTATCTCGACGGCGACCGGATCAGAACGGTTCTGACCCAGGCGACCGCCCCAATCGCAATAAACCTCACTTGGTACGAATCCGCAGCCGACGCCTTTGCTTTGGCGGGGCCTGGCCCTGGCCTTGGCTTGGGATACGGCAAACTTTCAACAGCTTTTTAGGAGATTCAAAACATGGCTACAAGATGGGCCTCGGCAGCCGGTTCTAATGTGCTGACCGGGCTAAATATTGACTCAGTGACATGGCAAGGCGGGGTTATTTCTCGATATCTGTTCAGCGCTTCCCCTGATTTATCCGGTGTTGTGCCCGGCTTTTTTCTTGAGACAACAGGCTGTACAAATGCCCTGAATACGGGTCGATTTTTGATTTCAGCGGTCAATAACACGACCAAAACGATTGACGTGATCAATACTGCTGTGACCGATGCGACGCAGGACGAAACGACCAGCCCAGGCTCGGGCATTGTTAAGCAAAACGCGGCAGTCACCCAAGAGCCCACAACAGCCAAGCAGGCGGCTGGCTGGCTTGACGGCGAAAGGCCGCCGGCTGGCTGGCTGAATTGGCTCTTCAGTCGCATGGGGCTTTTGGGCGGCTTTTTTACTCTCTCAAACTGGGGCGCTGAAGTTAGATCTGGAGAAGAGTTAAGCCTGATCAAGAATCAAGGCATATACAGATTCGACCCAGACGCAACCGACGAACCGGGCGAAGGCTTTCAGCCTCTTGATGTTGGTTCTGGTTTGGGCATTATTGAAGCACCAAGCGCAGACGCAATCTCCGCAATGCTTTCAGCGTTTATCCCTGAGATTCTGCCGCCTGTTTCTGCCTCCCTCGATTTCGGCTCAACCGCTCAAAGTGCAGTATCTACAGCTACTGTCACAGTCCCCGGCGCTCAGGTTGGGGATATTGTGAGCCTTGGCGCACCTTCGACAATCGAAGCGGGCTTTCTTTGGTCTGGCTTCGTATCAGCAGCCAACACAGTCACAATCAGACTGGCAAAGATCACCACTGGCACAGTTGATCCCGCTGTCGGCACTTGGGCAGTCACAGTCACCCGGCCCAATTCCATGCCAGTTATCACCACGCGGGGCTTAAAAATCTTCGTCAATCTAATGGCCGGAATCTATACCAGCGGCACTCTTGAAACAGACTTAGGTATCGCAGACAACGAAGCAGCTTTTAATCTGCTGGTCAACTCCCGCCAGCACAGAGCGGCCCTGCTCGACGGGGGCACAATCGAGGCGATTATTTCAGGCTCGGCAACGGCTGACGCCATTATTTTAGCAACGGGCGGTTATTAAATATGCGCACATTCACAGGATTAGACATGGTTTTCCGTTTGCTTGCGGGTACTTTGAGCGGGTCAGAACTGGAAACAGCATTGACCACAAATGCGGCCGCATATTTGGGGCCCTGGCGGGAAATACTGAAAACAACTGAGCTGAACGCTCTGTTGAACAGTCCGACGGCTCTGGCTGCAATTTTTGCGAGCGAGACAGCATTTGATGCGTTACTCAATTCTGGGGATTCCGGATACGCGCTGGCCGCTTCTGATTCTGCTACGCTTTTGATTTCAAACACCAGCGCAGCGGCTAAAACGGTTGTCACAAATTCCGCTTATCTGGATTTCTGGTGGACTGTTCCAGCAAATAAAACCAGGCTGCAAAACAGAATCAATCAAAGCGGGTCAAAATTACTTCGCTGGGATTTTACCGCTTCTGGAACTTGGACGGTTCCCGGCGGTGGCCTGGTTGCCCTTTCCGTTTTCGCACTTGGGGGCGGAGGCAACGGGGGAGACGGCGGGAATTCTGGCGGCGCTCAACTGGGCGGCGGCGGAAGTGGGGCCGAGTCCAAAACAATTGCACTCACCTCTGGCCTGCCAAATACAAATCAGACTGTAACCATTGGCGGCGCGGCCGCATCATCATCTTTTGGCTCAATCATTTCGGCTGCAGGAGGCCAAAACGGAACGACCGCGGGCTCTCCCGCAACTGGCGGTGGTACTGATAGCGGCACAATTTACGACACAGCTCCCGCAACTGGCGTTTTTCAGCCGTCAACAGCCTCGAAAAAAGGCGGAAACGGGGCCTCAACCAGTACGTCTGGCTCAAATGTAAATGGTGGAGCTGGTTCAGCCGGTTTGACTGGCTCTGGCGGCGCTGGAGGAACCCAGAACGGCAGCAATTGCGTGGCCGCTGGTGCAGGTACAGGAATCGGCTCCGGTGGTGGAACAGGGGCCGGAATCTGGCCGTCTGGCGGTGGTAATGCGAGCGGTGAAAGTGCAGCATCAAACAGTGGGTGCGGAGCTGGCGGCGGTTCGGCAACGGCATCTGGCGGCGGGGCTGGTGGCTCTGGCGGCTCTGGCCGAGTGGTTGTTTATGGGGTTGCCGCATGACCTTGATTGACCCCTACCTCGGAATAGCTGACCCCATTTATTTGGAAGCAGCCCGCTGGCAGCATGGGCAGAATACCGCCCTTTGGCCCAATGACGGCCACGCCTACCAATGGCACGCTAAACGCCCCAATGACCAGGCCCGTTACAGCATCAACTTACAGGGCTGGTCAGACAGCAAATACAGCCAAAACTGGCGGATTGTAATGGCTGAAGGTGTGGATAAATACGCCTGGCGCTGGCTCAATACCTATGCGCTCGATTGGGCGGTTTTGCCAGTGGTCTTTGTGCCTACAGATTTGATTTGGCGCACTCAGGAAGTGGGGGCAGCCGCGTCTCGCTGGGCCCACAATCTGCTGAGAGTGAGCGAGTGGTATAAGTCCAAGCTGGGTAAGGGATTTCGAGTCTGCAAGCCCCAGG